ACTAACAGTAGGTGCAGGTACAAGAATGCCTGTAAATACAAATACCACGGTACTGTATGATATACATATCGTAGCAAGAAGAACTGATGCCACCGGTGAATCTGCCGCATGGGAATTAGAAGGCTGTACGGATAATTTTTCAGGTACAGTAGCTGACGTTGGCGATGTGTACGAAATTGTTGTAGCACAAGATGATGTAACATGGGCAGTTGACGCTAGAGCAGACGACACAAATAATAGTATAAACTTGTATGTTACAGGTGCAGCAAATAAAACAATCCGCTGGACCGCAGTGGTTAAAACAATTGAGGTAGCAGAATAATGTCGTCACGTAAACGTTCATTTAAATTTGACAATGTATCAAAGAAAATATCTATTGCAGGGCAGGTAGTATCCGATGGATCAACTAGTACCCCTACAGTATCTGGTGATTTGTCAGCAAATACGCAGGGTAATATTACTTCTGTAGGTACATTAAGCTCGCTGGCTGTAACTGGTAATATATCGGCAGCAAATTATAATTATGCTAACGGAGTTAGTATTCTAACAGCAATTATTGCCAATGCTGGTGCTTTAAGCGGACAAATAGTTACAGCTAACACTAACATGAAAGGTTATGTTGATGCAGTTACTACTGCATGGACAAGTAATGCATCTACTCAATTAAGTCAAATAACTGCTGCAAATGCCGCTATTGTAACTGCTAATACCAACATGAAAGGTTATGTTGACGGTCAGATATCAACTACTTCAAGTGCAGCCACAACAGCCAACACCAATATGAAAGGGTATGTTGACAGTGTTGATGTCACTAAAGCCGATTTAAGCGGCGCAACATTTACTGGTGCGGTATCAATTACTAATGCAACGCAATCAACTGGGGTGGGTACCGGTGCATTAATTGTTACCGGCGGTGTTAGTGTTGGTGCAAATTTAAATGTTAGCGGCGACTTAAATGTATTAGGTACACAGACTACATTTAGTAGTAACAATATACAACTCAGTGATACATTATTATATTTGGCGCACGATAATTCGGGTGATGTATTAGATATTGGATTTGTTGCGTCTTTTACTAACCCGGGCTATCAACATACTGGGTTAGTTCGTGATGCCAGTGACGATGTATGGAAATTATTTGCTAACGTAGTAGCTGAACCCACTACAACTGTTGACTTTACTAATGCCACTTACAGTAATTTAAGAGTTGGTAATTTAATCACAACCGGTGTTACCTATGCTAATGGGCAGAGTATTTTGACTAACGTTGAAAGTGCTATCACAACTGCTAATACCAACATGAAAGGCTATGTTGATGGGCAGATATCAACTACTGACTCGAGTATTACCACAGCCAATACCAACATGAAAGGCTATGTTGATGGGCAGATATCAACTACTGACTCGAGTATTACCACAGCCAATACCAACATGAAAGGCTATGTTGATGGGCAAATAAGTACCACAACAACTGCTATTACTACAGCTAACACAGCAATGAAAGGCTATGTTGATGCAAATATTACTGCAATTAACAATTCACTTGCTGGTGCAAACGCTACTATGGTTACAAGTGTTACTGGTACGGCTCCAGTTACATCAAGCGGCGGAACCACACCGGCAATTAGCATGGCAGCCGCAACTGCATCAGTTAATGGCTACATGACCAGCACCTACGCTAGTAAATTAGATGGTATTGCGGCAGGTGCCACTAATGTGACAAACACTAATCAACTTACCAATGGTGCAGGATTTATCACTTCTAGCGGCACAGCAACTAATTTGTATGGCGCAGGCGCCAGTTATATTGCATCAAGCTCTAGCGGTACTGGCTACGGTTCTGCTATTCAAATCCGTGAAGCTGGGTTGGCCGGCGCCCAAGCTAGTGCTATTGCTGCGGCACCTAGACTAGCATTCCACTGGAGCGGCGTGGTTGCTTCGAGTATTGTTATGGAAGCCAGTGGTAGAATAGCCATTGTAAATAATCCAGGGACATCATACGAAGCATTTGCCTGCGGTGTTATGACTGGTACAGCCACTAATGCACGTTACGCTGACTTGGCTGAAAACTATTCTAGCGATAAGAAATACGTTCCAGGTACTGTGGTAGTATTTGGTGGTAATGAAGAAATTACTATTAGTACATTCAGTCATGATACTGCGGTTGCAGGTGTTATATCTACTAATCCAGCACATCTAATGAATTCTGAACTCGATGGACTGCCTGTTGCATTGCAAGGTCGTGTACCATGTCGTGTGCAAGGTCCAATTAACAAAGGCGATCGTGTAGTTACCAGCGATGTGCGCGGTGTAGCAGAACGTTTAGATATGACCAAATATCAACCAGGTTGTATCATCGGCAAGGCATTGGGCTCAATACCCGATGGCGAAATAGTCACAATCGAAGTAGTAGTTGGACGTAATTAACGGTTGACTTTTTGGTTAACTGGCTGTATAATACACTTATAAATTAATAAATGAGTGTATAAATGATAAACGCTATTTTAGAAGAAGTTGCAAACGAACCTAGTAAGAATGCAAAAATTGCTATCCTTACCCAGCATAAAGACAATAAAGAACTACAAGAAGTTGTTCGTCTTGCCTATGACCCAACTGTAAACTTCTTCATTAAAAAAATTCCCCCGTACGAAACTAAAATGCGCATTGACTTCATGACCATGTCAGAAGCATTTTCGTTATTAGAAACGTTAAGCACACGCCAAGTTACTGGCACCGCTGGTATTAATCAGCTTAAACTTATACTCGAATGTGTATCAGCAGACAATGCAAAAGTAATTGCCAAAGTAGTAGACCGTGACCTACGTGCTGGCTTTGGCGAATCAACAGCAAACAAAGTATGGAAGAATTTAATTCCGGAGTTTCCGTATATGCGTTGCGCACTGCCAAAAGCCGCTAAGTTAGATGAGTTCAGTTGGACAGATGGCGTGTATAGTCAGCTCAAAGCAGATGGTATGTTTGCCAACGTAAATCATACAGCAGACGGTGACGTACAAATTCTAAGTCGTGCAGGTTCATTATTTCCATCGCAATACTTTGCACACTTAATTGCTGATGTACAAAAAACATTTCCAACTGGTACACAGTCACACGGTGAATTGTTGATTAAACGCGATGGTGTTGTGTTACCACGTCAAATTGGTAATGGTATCTTAAACAAGGTCCAAAAAGGTGGCGATATTGGCGCAAATGACGAGATTGTATACCTAGTATGGGACCAAATTGCCTTAACTTCGGTAGTTTCTAAAGGTACGTATGCAGTACCATATCAACTTCGCTTTGCTGAACTAGCGGCACAAACACTAAAAGCAGAATGTATTGAACTTATTGATACACGTATTGTACACAACATGGAAGAAGCACTAGCTCACTATCGTGAAATGTTAGACCTTGGCATGGAAGGTACAATTATTAAAAATGCTACAGGTATTTGGAAAGATACCACCAGCAAAGACCAAGTTAAAATGAAACTTGATATCGACGTTGATTTGGTTATAATGGGATTTAATGCTGGCAACGGTAAAAACGAAGCAACGTTTGGTTCTATTGTTTGCCAATCAAGCGATGGATTACTTGAAGTAAACATCAGTGGCTTTACAGATGAAGTACGTTTAGAAGTACATAACAATCGTGATAAATTAATAGGTACGATTGTCACAGTTAAAGGCAACAGCATTATGCCGCCAACGGGTAACAACACAAAATATTCATTATTCCTTCCACGCTTTGCTGAATTTAGAACAGACAAGAAAGTAGCAGATGATTTAGCAAAAGTTATCGAACAATTTGACAATGCCATTAAATGATAGTATATTAATGTAATGTAGGAGAACATTATGTACAGTGGATTATGGTCGACATTGGGGCTAATTCTAGTAACAGCAGTTGGATTAAGTGTTATGTGGGTAAGCATGATACTATTAGATAAACTATGGCGATATGTGCGACTATGGCAACGACTCCAGCGACTGAGAAAACCAACTAAGTCACTTGATTTGTATAATTTAAAGTTTAAGGACGCAATTATGACAAAGAATTACAAACTAGCCCAGCAGGCTAATAAAGATGTTGTGTACGGTGCATTACAGGGATTAATTACCAACTCCAAACTATGGCACAGTAGTCCAGTCGGGCGTGAATATTGTCATTTAACAGCAGATGGCCGCGAGGTCATCGTTGATTTGGTTCAGGATTTATTGCGCACTATAGATGTACTAGAACGCAAAGCATTAGACGAGCGTGCCAAAGAAATTACATTTGAGACGTTGAAAGGAACGGCAGAATAATGTTATTAGCCTGGGGTATGGACGCATTTACTGAATCAATAGAAAGGAATCGTATGATATTGACTAAAGAAGAATTGTTAGAAGAATTAAAATACCGTATATGTGAAGTAACATTCACCAAAGTAAACGGCGAAACTCGCATTATGCCCTGTACCCTTAGAGCAGATATTGTGCCTGCGTATGAGCGTAAAACACCGGTTAAAGAGGCTACTGAAAAGGAATCTGCTACAATTAGCGTTTGGTGTATAGACAAACAGGCTTGGCGCAGTTTCCGTGTAGACAGCGTAACTGATTTTAAAATTGAAGTTGAATTACATGGATTTTAAATGACCAAGCAATGGACTGCGGTATTAGACGAAGATTTAACAACTGGTGAACTAATTCTTCCTCTACCAACTGACCTAATAGAACAATTAGGTTGGAAAGAGGATGATACGTTAGTGTGGTCAATCAATGAAGAAACTAAAGAAATTAGGTTAACCAAAAAAGGTTGACAACATCATTAACTGAGTATATAATATACACATGCTTAGGAATTAAGCAAAACTTTTATTAATCTTTATGGAGAAGTAAACAATGGCAAATTTAGCTAAAGTAACAAATCAAGTAGCATTCTTAGAAACATACTTACGTGGTACAGGTAAAACATTAACAGCGGCTCAAGCATCTGCTAACTACGGTATCAAAAACTTACCAGCTCGTATGTCAGAGTTCCGTAAATGCGGCTTAGTAGTTAAGACTTCAGTAAACACAACAGGTAAAACTGCGTATACTGTAACTGCTCGTGACGTTACAGGTTCACGTGCTCGTGCGTTTATTGCTTAATTAGCAACTGTAGTTATAAAAAAGCCCGTGTAATGCGGGCTTTTTTGTTGATATTTTGCTTGACTTTCGGGCTAATCTATAGTATAATACATGTGTTTTAAACATTAGAGAAAGCACATTATGATTAAACGTGGCTTAATTTATTTTATTATTGCAGGTGTGCTATACATATTATTTGTGCAGGATCAACGCATAGATACAATGGAAGAACATATTTTTGAAATACACGATGATGTTGAAATAATTAAAGAAGCAGTGTTAGAACGTAGTGGCACACGAGCCAAATATACCCCGCGAGAGTTTGAGTGTTTGGTACGTAATATATACTATGAAGCAGGTGTCGAAAGCGACTTAGGCAAATACGCAGTTGCGCAGGTAACACTTAATCGTAAGAAGTCGGGTTACTGGGGTAAGAATATATGCAATGTTGTATATTCAAAAGCACAGTTTAGTTGGACCAAAGTTAAAGAACGTGCTTGGTCTAGACCCAACGATGCAACCTGGACTCGCAGTAGAGAAATTGCTAGTCAAGTATTAAATAATGGGGTTAGAGTAAAACCATTGAAGAAAGCGTTATTTTATCACGCAGACTATGTTCGTCCAGACTGGCGTGATAAAGGTAAACGAGTAGCAAAGATAGGGCAACACATTTTTTACACACAAGCAAAAGGAAATTCAATTAAACTATGAAATACTTCAGTTACGGAATGAATACTAATCTAGCACAAATGTCTCGACGTTGCCCACAGGCAGTAAGTTTAGGAGCCGCGGTATTGCCAGGCTTCCGCTTTGAGTTCAAATCATTTGCTACTGTAGTGGCTGATTATACTAGTGATGCAGTTGGGGTAGTTTGGGAAATATCAGATGACTGCGAAGATGCCTTAGACATATTAGAAGGCTTTCCGGTATACTACACCAAACAAATAGTCACTGTGCTTATCGACGGTACCTTACATACTGCAATGACTTACTTAATGTATCCAGATGAGCAACTTAGCCTACCAAGTAACAGTTATTATAACATGGTAGCAGATGGTTATGAGGACCATGGCATTAGTTTGGTCCAACTTGAAGATGCTGTTGACCGTGTTCATATGATGTATGGTGAAGCATATTGCAGTTGACAACAACGGCTGTTTAGTGTATAATGTAGTTAATGTGAAAGGAAATATCATGGCAACTGAGCAAGAAAAAGAAGAGTTATTGCAGACACTTAAATTTACACCGCGTACCTATCGTGTTGAAATTTGGGGTCGAGGCGGCGAAGTCTATTGGGGCAAGGTCGACCGTAAGATCTACGATTTCTTTAAAGAAAAAGAGATTGACATTGAACAGTATGCTGGTAGTTGGGAAGAGCGTATGTGGGACGATGTTCCATTTGATATGCGTCCATTCGACCCGGGTAGTCCGGATGAATGTGATCGCGATGGGCACACGGCTGGTGCTACATTCGATGACTCTAGCAACATTACAGTCTATGATGAAACTGGTGCTGAGGTTTGGACTAGTCCACTAGGTAGTGCATTAAGTGACAACGGAGCCGAAAGTGATTGTATTGATGAAAAGTATATCAATGATTATCCTGCGGGTACTGTGGTATTCTGGGGTGCTCAGGGTGAAAAAGGCACGTTCTTCGGTAATGAATTTGAGCTCAAAGCTCCGTTTGATCCTAGTAAACTACGTGTATTATATGAAGACATGGATGGCTGGGAACTTACTAGTGGTGTGCAATATGATGGTGAAGACATTGATGGTAATGACTACGATACCAACGGTAAGTGGAGTGAGAACAAATGGATTATCGTAGGTGGAGAACCAGTCTATCAAGGCGAAGAACGTGACGAAGATGACTACAATGATGACGAGGAGGAAGATTAATATGTTAGAATACTTAATATTAGCGATGGCTGTACTTGCGGCAATTGGTTTAGGTTTAGTTTATATGGTGTTTGGGCCACACGGCAGCGAGGTTGACACTAATTGTACAGGCAACTGTAATCAAGGCCGTAACTGTGATTGCAAAGGTAAAAACTAGTGGCAGTTTATATTCCGGCTAGCAGTACTTCGGGCGCAGGTAGTTACAGCAATGTAACATTAGGCGCTGGCACTAGTACTGTTAGTGTAGCCGGCGCAGGTAATTCAAGTAGTGGGTTAATGTCCGGTGGTGCTAGTACTAATTGGGCTAACTCAACATCATCCAAAATAACTACCAACGGTCAGCTGCATCTAGAGGGATTTGAGCCAGATATTGTGATTGGTGATAAAAGTATGGTAACATGGATGCAGAAAGTAGAGCAACGTCTTAGCATACTTGAACCTAAACCTGAATTGTTAGCCAAGTATGAAGCATTACAGCAGGCATTCGATCACTACAAAACACTCGAAGCATTACTACACGGTACCGAAAATGACTCACAAGATTGATATATACAGTGATGTTGCCCGTACTGCCAAATGTATTGATTGGTGTCAAAAAAACTTAAATAACAATGAGTGGAATTTAAAAATGTTGTCGATGAGTCCACTACATTATAAATTTGAATTTAACGATCCGCAGATACATTTAATGGCAGTGTTAGCACACTAGGAATAATATGAGAAATTATTGGACAATTGGGAAGTTTGCGGATTGGCTTCGCGGCACAAAAAGTATCGACAGTGGCACAGGCGAAGAATGGAATGCTTGGACAAAGTTAGCCAAAACTACCCATCCATTTCGCTATTGGTTAGTAGAAACAGCATTGAGCCGGGCGCAAGATGTTTGGTGCTATATTCCAGAACGTATTAACGATGTACGCTACTACCTAAACAATCGCTACACTACTCGAACACACGCACTTACCAGCAGACTTAAACGTGGGCAATGGCACGAGTTTGAAGAACGCTTACTACATTCATCTTTTGACAGTTTTGTTGACTTTATCGAAATTGAAACAGCATGGAGTCATGTGTGTTGGGGCAGTAAAGAAGAACGTGCAAAATATCGCATGCCATGGTGGAGAGCACAGTGGTACACTCGTTGGTTTGCAGAGTGGCGCTGTCCAGAAGCATCTATTGCGCACTTAGAGTGGGAAATGACTCTTAAGTACAACGACGAATGGACAAAGAAGAAAGATCCATTATACGGTAAACCCACACCGCAAGCAGAAGCCGCTAAAGAAAAATGGGAATTATACTACTGGTGGAAACATGTTCGTCCACAACGTGCTGATGCCTATGATTACTGTGGTTGGACAAAGTACTGCGAAGATACTAGAGTCAAAGATGGTGATGAGTGGATCTTTGGTAACGACAGCAAGAAAGATAAAAAGCGTAGTAAAGCTATCTTAGCAGCTATGGATCGTCTCGAAAAGCAATACAATGCAGAAGATGAAGAAATGTTAATTCGTTTAGTTAAATTAAGGGAAAGTTTATGGACTTGATAATTTTAATATTTAATGTAATAATAACAGGATATATTACTTTTTGTGTACTATTTACAACATTTTTTATTGTTAGATTTATTAGCAATTATAGAAAAGAAGTTGCCAAACTTACTCCCTCTGATCAAGCTGATCTTTCAACCGTTAAATTAGTCAGCGTCGAAGTAGTAGCAGATCGAGTGATGATGTATGACGCGGTAACCAACGCATTTATCTGTCAGGCCGATACAGAAGAAGCACTTTGGACTACAGCCGAAGCAATGTTTCCAGGCAAGTCATTACTGCGCTATATTAACACTTGACATCTGACCAATTTTACTGTATAATACTTGTATTGATAATTAAGAAAGGTACTAATTATGAGCACACCTGTGTATATGGATATTGAACAAGCGTATAGCATTGTACAGTGGGCAGGCGAGGCGTACGGACATCGTAATCTTTGGGGTGCGTTAGACAGCATGGAAAAGAATTGGGACGATTTAGACAAACAAGAGCGCACTGCATACAACATGATTAAGCGAGACTTAATTGCAACCGCAGGTACTAACGTATGATAGTTGGATTTGATCATGTTGGTGAAGAACATAAGTGTAATGTTTGTTCAAGCGAATTTACAGATGACGAAGGCGGAGTGTTAGGTCACTTTGGTATGTTGCCTGTTGCGTTTTGTCCATGGTGTTTTAGTTCAATGTGCGATATGGTTGAGCAATTAACCGGCGACGAAGATATAGAAGAATAGCTAGCAAGGAAAAATATATGACAATGCACATGGTTGGTCCGTATCTTACTACTACAGGCAAACGTAAAGGTAAACAGAAACATCGTAATGCTGCTGCGGCTAATAAGGCACGTAAGAATGCCGAATCGTGGCAGGCTCTACTAGACAAATACGAGATAAAAGATGCAGCTACCAAAGTACGATCAACTGCCCGAGTGGCTACAACTAGTGGTTATAGTCCTGCACATGATCCTAAGCGTAGTACCCGTCATATTCCTAGCTTGGATACTGGACAAGGTCTAGCGGCTCGTCCAGCAGACAAAGTCTACACAGGCGATGCTATGTTAGGTGTTAGTGTACTACATAAGTCCAACGGTATTCCCGTGTTCCGTCAAGAAGATGCTATTGATATTAGTAAAATGAGACGCGGATAATGAAAAAGTTTATTGGGTGTATGATAAGCCGAGTATTGTACTGGTTGGGTGATTTGGTGAGTAAACCAATGGATAGGCTTGATTGGGGTTGGTTATACCCTGTGTACAATCGTTTAATGATTAGTAGTTTACTAGTACAAGATTGGGCAAGGAATACTACACCGTGGTCTATAAACAAGTGATGGGTACCGGATACACTAATTATTGGGGCACTATGTGGGACAGCACCTGGGAATGGCAGATAACATTTACGTGGATTCCTCGCAGAACCTATTATGATAAATGGGTGTGGCTTAGAAAAGCCTATCACGGCAAGAGAATTATTACTGGACCAGGCACGCCAGTAATCTTACATCAGTATATGACACCAGAAGAATTTACTTGGCATCAATTAACAGCCAATTTGGTTAAATAGTATTACAATAAGGAAAAAGCCACATTGGCCAAAGAAGAAGTATTAAAATTTAGTGGGGTTGTTGAAGAAGTATTAGGCAATTCCATGTTTAGAGTTAAATTGGAAAACAATCATACCGTGATAGCATACATCGGTGGAAAATTGCGCAAGTTTACTATTAAAATTATTCTCGGTGATAAAGTTGACATCGAGATGTCGCCGTATGACTTAACCAAAGCAAGAATCGTATATAGGAAATAACATGGTCACAGTACAACCAAATGCAATTAAAAAAGTTAAAGAATTATTAGCAGAAGAAGCCGAGGGTACTAAGTTACGTATCTTTGTACAAGGTGGCGGCTGCAGTGGATTCAGTTATGGATTTACCTTTGACGAAGCCCAAACCGAAGAAGATTTTGCCATTGATCTAGATGGTGTGCAGTTACTCATTGACAGTATGAGTAGTCAATATTTACAGGGTGCAGAAATTGACTATGTAGAAACTCTAGCAGGCAGTAACTTTAGTATTAAAAATCCGCAGGCAACTACTACATGCGGATGCGGAAGTTCATTTGCAGTTTAACTAAGTTTACCTAACAAGCCCGCCGAGTGCGGGTTTTTTATTGGCTAGACAAATTAAACAATAATAGTTTTAACATAAATACTTAAACAAGTATATTAGAGTGAAACTATGACTATAACCACAGTACAATTTAATCCAGTCAATATCGGAACCGTAGCAAACGACGGAACAGGAGATGATCTCCGTACAGCATTTGATAAAGTAAATGATTTTTTATTAGCTTCTGAAGATGTCGGGTGTAACATTGGTAACATCAAAATGACAGGTGCAATTGAAGCTATCGGAAATATAACAACCGCCGACAGTGCAATTGCTACGAATCTATACGGTCTTATTCAAACTCCGACCCAATCACAAATTACGTCAGTAGGTACACTAACTGGATTAACATCGAGTGGTATTGTACATATAACAAATACAACACCAACAACCGCATTTAATAACGGAGCATTGGTTATAGATGGTGGACTAGGGGTTGATGGCGATATTAGAATATCTGGTAATTTATTTGTATCCAACACTGTTCAAACCAGCGTAACGACCTTAGTATCAACAAGCCCATTGGTATACTTTGATACTATACCAGCATATCCATATAGCTTTGATATTGGGTTTTATGGTCGTTTTACTGGTGCAGTTGGTAACGTAGAACAACACACTGGCTTTGTACGCAATGATGCAGACCATAAATGGTATTTGTTCAGTAATGTAGCTGTACCAACTCCGCCGGCAGCGATTACAACACAAATAGCAATGACCAGCACCGATGCCAAATACGATACCTTAGTATTAGGTAATATCGAACTTAAGGCCGCAACGCCAACTGCAATTACCAATGGTGGAACTGATGCTACTGGTAATATTGGTGCTAGTGGTGCAACATTTAACTATGGTTATTTTACAAACTTAACCGGTACATTGCAAACAGCTGCACAAAATAATATTACATCAGCAAGTTCTTTAGCAACTGTTGGTACAATTACTTCTGGTACATGGAGCAGTACATTTGGTGCTGTCAGTGGTGCAAACTTAACTGTATTAACTGCAGGTAGTTTAATAGGCACTGTACCAAGTACTGTATTGGGCAATTCAACTGTATATATTGGTACATCCGCTGTTGCATTAAATCGGACTAGTGCCACACAAACATTAAGTGGAGTAAGCATTGATGGAACTGCTGGGTCAGTTGCTGCAAGTGCAATTACAGGTACTACGTTACCAACAGCTATTGTGAATTCAAACTTACAATCATTGGGTACACTTAGTTCCTTAGCGGTAACTGGCAATATCAGAACAAGTAGTAATTTTATTGCTACCGGCGGATTAACACTTGGTGGATCGGCATTTCTAGGTGGTTATTCTCAGATTAGTGGAGCTAACTCGTTCGTAGGTATTAAATATCCGGGCGGAGGCACACAATACGGAATAGGGCTTCAACCAACTACCGATTCAACAAATGCCATAACTTTCTTTAACGCAGCAGGATCAATTGTCGGTTCAATCAGTCAAACAGCATCTGCGTTAACATTCAATGGTACATCAACTACAGCTAGATATGCTGACTTAGCAGAAAATTATCTAAGTGATGTTGACTATGCGGCTGGTACTGTAGTAGTGTTTGGTGGCGATAAAGAAATTACTACTACACAATCATTTGCTGATACAGCAGTAGCAGGAGTCATATCAACTAACCCTGCTTATCTAATGAATGAAGCACTTGATGGACAACCAGTGGCACTACGTGGCCGAGTGCCAGTAAAAGTGCAGGGAGCTATTAGAAAAGGTGATTTATTAGTTACTGGAACTATTCCAGGTGTTGCAGTAAGTGTTGGCCGTGCTAGTAATTATGGGCAAGCGGTATTTGCTAAAGCATTAGAAAATAAGACTACCGCAGAAGTTGGTGTTATTGAAGCAGTAATTATTTAAGGTATATTATGGCATTACCACAGTGGATTACTCCAGCAGGGCAATTAGGAATCGTACCAGAACTTGAGTACTACGAATTTAATTTGGATGCGTATGATGCTTCTGGCGGAACATTAGTATACAGTCATATTTCAGGTAGATTGCCGTTGGGTATACAATTAATATCTACTGGGAGACTGCAAGGTATACCGGTCAGTGCCCAGACTACCGGAGATCAAAACGAAGAATATCGATTTACCATCAGAGTTAAGAATTCTATTACAAATGGTCTATCTGATAGAACATTTAATATCACAGTATCTAACGTTGCACCAGCAATTATTATACCACGTAATGTTGATCTCGGCCTACGGTTTGATGGTACAATAATTAACATACAACTCGAAGCAATTGAAGCTACTCCTGGCACAGCATTAAATTGGCGCATAAAAAGTGGAGAATTGCCTCCGGGCTTAACATTGTCTCCCGGTGGACTAATCTACGGATATATCGAACCAATCATTGGTCCGGGTCCGGGTAGCCAGCCGAACTGGGATCTAACACCCTGGGATCAACTAGGTTGGGAGTTTTCATTAATTGCAGTTACTAAAACATTTAATTTTACTGTAGAAGTATTCGACGGTGTAAATTATGATGCTACCCCATATCAGATATTAGTAACTCCGCAAGAAACACTTGCAGCAGATTCTACAGTAATTACCACAGACCGTACAGAAACGGGTATTGGTGAGCTTACTATTGATGCTGGTGCTCGACATGAACCAATTATAGTAACTACACAAATAGAATTAGAACCTCAACGCCAAGGTAGTTACTTTTCTTTTCAAATTGTTGGGCTAGATCTTGACAATGATGTATTACAATACGCACTACCAAATACTGAAACAATTACATTTGACGAACAGATTATTATAGGCAATGGCAAGCCATATATTGCATCTACATTGATCGGAGGTAATTTATTCGTAGGAGTTAATTCAGTAGAAAATATTACCAAGCCGGCACTAGCATCCGGTGACGAAATTAAAGTACTAAATTTAACAAGTCCCGATGAATTAAATTGGTATGATGCCACTGTAAATGATTATATTAAATTAACTGTTACTGGCACTACCATAGTCACTGGCGCCCCGGGAGATTTTATTACTCAGACAATAAGCTCTGCAAATGCTACTATATCTAATATAAGTGCCACAGTCGGCACTATTGAAATACTAGGTCAACGTATTGACGGGCTATTGGAAATTAGCGGAAATACAAATATCGGTCTATTGACTGTCTCTGATCAATTGATCACAGCCAATGTGGGTGATTTTATTACTCAACCTAGCGGCACGGCTAATGCCACTGTACGAGCAACTGTGGTAAATTCGCCAAGTGTAGCTATCGAATTAACTGCTGGCGAATTTATCAATGGTATCGGTAATGTGCAAATTAATGGCACATATATCAATGCTCATCCTATATCCACAGTATTAGACGATGTACTAGTTTCAGCTAGCATTGGCGATGTTGTTACACAATCTGGTAGTAGTGCAACTGCTACGGTGACTGCTGATGTAATCGATTCAGACACATTACCTATAACCTATTCGGGCACTGCATTTACTCTTGATTCGGGTAATATATTAATCAACAGCACTAGTATAGGCGCATATCCACACACATTCACAGGATCCGAAAATCCAGTAGGAGTAACAGCCAATATCGGTGATGTAATTACTCAATCATCTACGGGTGCAACTGCTACTGTGACTGCTAATGTCGCAACGACTACTACTATTCCTGTTGCATTTACGTCGGGCACGTTTGCTACGGGCTCTGGAAATATATTAGTTAACTCTACTAGCATACCTGCATTTCCAGTTGATGTTGTAGCTAATACCAATATTGGAATGGTATACAATAGTTCAGCTACCTTTACGCTTAATTCATTGGCATCTGGAGCAATACTGCACATAAACACCGTTAGTACCGGTGCAACACCAACTTCAGTAGTCAGTGTTGGTGTTACATTAGGATTAATATCTACAGAAGGTGTCATTGGATTTGACGAATCAAAATTTGATCAAAGTCCCTTGTATATTTCCGATGCTATAACTATGGATATAAATTCAGGTTGGCTTACTGGGCGATTACCAAATATAACTACTAGTCAAACACAATATCCATTCGAAGTTGTAGTTTACAAAAGAGATTATCTAGCATATCAAACCACTGCGTTATTCACATTAACTTTATTAGGCGATTTAAATGATAAAATTGTTTGGGTAACACCTAATAACCTAGGCACTATTGAAAACGGCCGAGTAAGTGATTTGTTAATAAGTGCATATTCGACCAAAGACAAAACTCTACAGTATAAATTATCTGCTAACGGAGCACATCGACTACCTCAGGGATTGTCGCTTACACCTAGCGGACTACTGTCCGGACGAGTTAGTTTTCAATTGTTTAGTTTAGATCAGGGTACTACATTTTTAGATGGTAATATATTAGGTGATGCAACAACCACCTTTGATAGTACATATACCTTTACGGTTACTGCATCGGATTCTAGTATCAGTGTTGCATCAGATCGTACATTTACTATTCGTGTACTTAATAGGAATACTACTCCTTACGAAGATTTATACCTTAAAGCTCTACCATCGACTGCCCAACGTGCTCAATTTATATCAATAATGCAGAATACATCTATATTTCCATCGGAATTGATATATCGTAGCGAAGATCCATTCTTTGGACGTGCTACCGATATTAAAACATTATTTTTACCAGGGTTAAGTCCAAGTTTAATGTCTGAGTATGCAGCCGCGGTAATGACTAATCATTATGAAAAACGAATTACGTTTGGTAATATTAAAACTGCGGTAGCACGTGATAGTAATTTTAACATCAAATACGAAGTTGTCTATTTAGAAATATCAGACGACAATACGAATGTCAGCGGTCAAGGGCCTGCAGACATTCAATTTCCAGCTATTGATACTCCGTATTATGATTACGAAGGAAATGCTTATACCGTTGCATATCCAAATTCTTTTAGCAACATGAAAGATGTTACAGTGGCGGCATTAGGATATGCAAATAAAGGTGCACTGCCAGACTGGATGACCAGCAGACAGGCAAATGGTTTCATACTCGGCTTTACTCGTGCTGTGGTGTTGGCTTACACTGTACCCGGCGCTAGTAGTTTAATTGCGTATAGATTTTCACAACAAAACTTTAACATGAACGAAATTGATTTTACGGTTGATCGTTATCAAATTGATAACGGTTATTCAGATAATTATGATGTTGCAGCCGGTGCATTTATTACTAGTAGCGAAACGACATTTGATCGTTACCCAGGATTATCTAGTGTGTTTGTTAACATCGACACTGTTGATTATGCTGTAAGTATACCATATGAAAATATTAATAATCGTGCTAAATCATCTATTATCAGTCTAGGCGGACTTGATGGTATGACTCGCTTTATTGATGGAGAAACATTGGTATTTGCACGCCAAGAATTTAAACAAGATCAAAATGATATAGGCGATTATAATCAAGGGTGGAACGATGTTGCTACAGTATGGGACAGCGATCCTTGGGATTATGATTCGGGCACTCCGGGAGATGTCGGATCGGCCACTAATGATGACATTGCCTGGGACGACGCTGCCACAGTACCTGGATATATTGAAAACAATCTTAATCCGTTAATAAAAAACGAACGTATCGGTATATGGCGCATTAATATTGATGCTAACAATATTGTTACACTAACACATATACGAGAAATATCGTTTTATAATAAATTATATGTCAGACGTGGATTTACCTACGGTTCGACTAATATTTACTATGACCCAGTAGTAAAACCAGGAAGTCTTATCCCTAACTATAGTGTTATACGAGAAGAGATACAAGTTATATCAACTCAATTCGACGGAAACGGTACACGATTCTACAGTTATCGAGATAGTTATACTCTACCTGAAGCCAGAGATAAATACATTAAATTTGCTAAACTCGGAGTATTTAATTAAATGTCATCAATTAACCCAAATAACATAAACGGAAGTTACCCAATTGCAGGCCAGGACAACGATAGTCAGGGCTTTCGTGATAACTTTACTAATATTAAAAATAATTTAACTTTCGCCCAAAATGAAATTACAGATTTAGAGGAGAAAGTATTATTAACAGAACCACTAGCTGATGGAACTTTTTCTAATGAAATGAATTTTGCACAAATAAAAAGTGCGCAATTACTTAAAACTGTTGAAACTACTAAAGATTTAGGACAACAAACATCAACTATAGTTAGTTTTGCAGATGGACATTACCAAAGAGTGCAAACTGCTCCTAGTTCTCCGCTTACTATTTCTCAATTTAGTAATTGGCCAACAAGTGGATTATATGCTAAGTTAAGACTCGAAGTTCAAGTCACTAGTGATGCTGCAACAGAAACATTAACTTTGCCGTCTAGTGGTATAACATGGTCCGGTCTTACTGATATACAAGGTGCTGTAGGACAAACTATTACGTTTCCGGCTACTGGTAAATACGTATTCGAAATTACAACATATAATTCAGGTACTACACTCACTATTGAAGATCTAACACGTAATCGTAATAATGTTACTGGTAACTTTACAATTACGGGTAGGTTAGCATTGTCGGGCAGCGAAGATTTAGCTGCATCTGGCGCTGCTAGTCTAGTAAAAACTGCATCATATTTTACAACTTCTACAGCAGAAACAGCTACATTAGCCGCTGGTACTGATGGTCAAATTAAAACATTTGCCATGGTTGCAGATGGTGGTGATATGGTAATTACTGTTACTAATGCAGGATGGAAAGCATCTGGCACAGGAACAATTACATTTGATACTATCGGTGATGGTTGTACTTTACAATATGTTGCATCAAAATGGTTCTGTATTGGGAATAATGGCGTAACTTTCGCATAATATATTACCAAACCCATTGACTCCTTAGCGATATTACTATAAACTAGTAGTATTACTAAGGAGTTCTCATTTATGCACATCGATTTAAACAAATATTCAGACTTCGTAAAAGAAGTAACAAGCCAGCCTAGCAACGACCTAACTACTTTTATGAATCGTTTAGATGATTTAGATGGTAATTATGACTACGAAACACAAACGCATGGCCCAGATGTTAATGTTTCTTTGCTAATTACAGCATGCTTAGGGCTAGCGGCAGAGTCTGGCGAGTTTTGCGAAATTCCAAAGAAAATGTTATTCCAAGGTAAGCCACTTAACGATGAGAATGTGTTTCACATGAAGCGTGAGCTGGGTGATATCATGTGGTATTGGATAAATGCTTGCCGTGCGTTAAATCTAGATCCCAATGATGTAATACAAGAAAATGTAAATAAACTACAATCACGCTATCCGGGTGGCAGTTTTGATGCCCACTATAGCGAGAATCGTAAAGACGGAGACCTATAATGCATCCACTTACACCAGACCTATCAGGTTTGTCAGATGATGAATTACATAAAAAGCGTGCTGAGTTAAGTAATCGTATGATGTTTGCATATCGTATGGGGCATGGCGATATGATTGGTCAGATACAGTTAGTCATGGGCGATTATGATATGGAAGTTCAACGTCGTAATCAAAAAATGCTAGATGATTTAGAAAAGAATAGCAAAACATTCAAAGACAAGATTGATATCAAATAATGAAGTACGATGAATACGGACAGGGTTATACAGACACAAAAGAACTGTGTGATCTATTGTATGCTAAACCTGATTTAAATATTAATTTATTTCAAGTCGAGGATCCTGATGAGTTCAATAGTAGTGTTGATGCACTGCATGCCGAAATAAACAAACTAGGATTGTATACTAGTAAACGCATGCCCGTAGACAAGTATGATGATGCACTGCAAACTCAATGGCACATGCCCGATGATTATAAAGAATTAGATATTGCAGAATATATTTTAAGTTTATGTCAGGAAGATTATGAACTACAACGTGTAGCACAAGAGTTATTATTGTATCAAGAACGTGATTTGTTTAATCTATTGCGTTATTTAAAATATCTTGTTGATACTCTACGTAAGAATAACGTAGTATGGGGAGTCGGTCGTGGATCTAGTGTAGCAAGTTATGTATTGTTCTTATTAGGCGTACATAAAATTGACTCCTTACATTATCAACTTGACATCAATGAATTCTTAAAGTAAATAAGTACACGTATAATAGGAGAAAGATATGGCAACATATAAAACAGCAATGGGCAAGGCAGTTGATATTGACTCGCTTCGTGTAGCAAATGAAAATGTAATTGCAGTGGGCAATATGCGCACTAACGCACGCGGCGACGAATTAGGCGCAGGCGGTCAGGTGTTAAAAACTCGAGCGCAATTAATGCAAGAATATCACAAATTAAATACTCCAGTAGTGTCACAGGAAAATGACGTTATATTAAATTCCTTAGATAACTCAAAGCCAACTACTAAACTTGTACAACCGATAGCTAAAGAAGTTCCAATTACTGCGTCTGCAGATGCAAGTACTGCACCAGCTAGTGCAAGTACTGCACCAGCTAGTGCAAGTAATGCACCAGCTAATAAACCACGCGGTAGTTTTGCTGGTGCAATTGCCAGTGAAACTGAAGTTAGACAAGAATTATTGAAACCATTATCGGATCCTACTCCGGGTATTAGAAGAATTTAAAGGAATATTATGGCCGCATTCGAAGCACACAAAATAAACAAGATTAGAGCACTGCAAGATCACGTGCTGGTAACTGATATGAATTTTGATCAACGTGTTACTACTAGTGGTATTATTATACAAAACACAGACGGCAAGTTAGAAGGTATACATGCACGATGGGGTCGAGTATATGCTATCGGCAACAAGCAAAAAGACGTTCGAGTTGGACAGTATGTGTTAGTTAAACATGGTCGTTGGACACGCGGTATTGAGATTGAAGATACCGAAGGCGAACATACACTACGCAGAATTGATCACAATGATATTTTGTTAGTCAGAGATACACCAACCGTAGATGAAATTATCGGAAGAGGTCTGTAAAGTATTGACAATTAGATTTTTTTATGTTAATGTATAACTTATTAACCTTAAAGGAATTAGTGTGAACGATTTAGACCAAGTAATAATTGAGCAACACAATCTAGCAAGAAAAGTTGAAGAAGCATTTGGACAATGTAAATTAAGCATAGATATGCGTAGAATTGCTGACACATTGTCCACTCTCAACAATACACTTAAACTATCAACAGCCAAAGGCGATCAATGAAACAATTATGGGTAGAAGCATACCGTCCTAACGATGTGGACGGTTATGTGTTTCGCGATGAAACACAACGTGAACAAGTTAAACAATGGATTAAGGAAGGTGCAATACCTCACTTACTATTCAGTGGTTCGGCAGGCATCGGTAAAACAACATTGGCAAAGATTCTTATTACAGCGTTAAACGTTGACGAATATGATATTTTGCAAATCAATGCGTCACGTGATAACGGTGTAGACTTTATTAGAACACGCATCGAAGGCTTTGTCAGCACAATGCCGTTTGGTAAGTTTAAAATTGTCCTGTTAGATGAAGCTGATTACTTATCACCAGGTGCGCAGGCAGTGTTGCGTGGGCTAATGGAAACATATAGCGATACAGCACGTTTTATTATGACCTGTAACTATCCACATAAGATTATTCCAGCACTGCACAGTCGTTGTCAAGGTTTTCACATTGAGAAAGTTGATCATACTGAGTTTACAGCACGTGCGGCAACTGTGCTAGTAACAGAAGGTGTAGAGTTTGATTTGGATACGTTAGACAGCTACGTTAAAGCAACCTATCCAGACCTGCGTAAGTGTTTAAACTTGTTACAAATGAACAGCACTGATAACAAACTCAAAGCACCTAGCGAAACAGGTACCGGCACAAGTGATTATAAACTTGCAATGATTGATTTGTTTAAACAGGGTAAGATTCGTGAAGCACGTAAACTGCTTTGTGAACAAGCTCGTCCAGAAGAAATGGAAGAAATTATTTCATGGGCATATAACAATTTAAGTTTGTGGAGTAAAACTGATGAAGGACAAGACGAAGCAATATTAATTATTCGTAAAGCCGCAGTTAACGCACCACTAGTTGCAGATCATGAAATTAACCTATCAGCAATGATGATTGAACTAAGTCAGGTATCACAATAATGGCAGATCTAAGCATATACCTAATTGCCAAGTACACAGGGCAACCTAAAGATCCTAAACAGACTCATAAAGCAGGTTATATGAAAGATCCTGCTAATATTGAATATGAAGAGCAAGTGTACATCACCCGCGGATTACATAACAAACAGCTTGTAAACCAAGTGATTTTGAACCTAACCGAAGCTAAAATCATTAAAAACACCTTCAAAAATGCCAATAATTTCGAAGAGCTATTCACACACTATTATGATGGCTACGCTGAATATATTGATGATGCAGTGAATAATTTAAATGAAGGAATTTAAATTATCTGAATCCGGCGCCCGTGGCTGGTTTATTGGAGATTTTGCTGAAGCAGTATTTCAAACTAAAGACTTCGAAGTTGGAGTACAGACTAATCCCCGTGGTCCGTGTGCTAGCCATTATCATGCCGACATAACAGAAATTACACTGATTATATCCGGCGAAATACTAACCAACGGTAAAATATTCACTGCAGGCCAGGGGTATATATTATATCCTGGAGAAATCAGCCAATCAGAATATATCAAAGAAACAACCTTAATAAGCATTAAAACTCCCAGCATTCCTACTGACAAACATCTCCTATAGCCATTGACAAACAGCATTAATGAGTGTATACTACATATAATTAATGAAAAAGTGTTATTGGAGCAACAGATGAATTATAAAAATAAAAAAATTATCCTAACCGACTGTGATGGAGTACTCTTAGATTGGGAGTATGCGTTTCACGTATGGATGCAAGAGCGTGGGTATGTATTACACGAAGATGCAAAGCTAACATACTACATTCACTTAATGTACAATAACCTTGAACATGATGAAAGTAAGAAGTTAGTACGGTTGTTTAATGAAAGTGCGGCTATGGGCTTTGTACCAGCCCTGCGTGACGCTGTATACTACGTTAAACGTCTACATGAAGAATATGGTTATGTGTTTCATTGTATTACTAGTATAAGCAAAGACATTAATGCGCAAAAGTTGCGTACAATGAATCTTAATAAGTTGTTTGGTGCTAATACATTCGAAGAGATTGTGTGTTTAGATACCGGTGCAGATAAAGATGAAGCACTTGAGAAATACAGAGATAGTGAGCTTTTTTGGATTGAAGATAAACCTGAAAATGCAGACCTAGGTCATGCAGTTGGATTGAAATCAATACTGTTTGAACATGGGCACAACATGCATCATGAGTGCCCATATCCTGTAGTTAAGAATTGGAAAGAAATCTTTGAGTTAATTACCCATTCGGATTAGCTTCGTTCCATTGTTCTTCTGCAATAATAAATTCACGAACAAATCCACTACGCACAATATCATCGTGATTAAAGTACACACTACGGAATGACGGTATCATAGCCGCAATCTTTACAAACTTAGCAAAGCCGCTGATGTCATTCTTTTTACGATGTAGGTCGTTTTGTGCAATATCACCACAGTAGATAAGTTTAGAGTGATGTCCAACACGTGTTGCCACTGTTGATAATTCTTCGTAGTTGGCATTTTGAAATTCATCAAAAATAACAATACTATTATCCCAAGTTACACCGCGAATATTGCCGGTAGTATGAAACTCCACAATACCTGCTTCTTTTAAGAATCTATACTGATTTGTTTTTTTGAATAAATCATTAAACAGTTGTGTATAGGGCAATTCGTAAATTGCGTTCTTTTCTTCTTGTGTGCCCGGTACATATCCCTGCTCTCGAGCTTGAACTGCACTGCGTACAATAATTATTTTTTCATATCCATTAACTTTATCTAGTACATCACACAAAGAAAGATACAATGCAATAAAACTTTTACCTGACCCAGCCGACCCGGCTAATATCATGGAATAGTCATCATTCCACATATCAAAGACTCGTTGTTGGTTTGTTGTTTTTGGGCTTACACCTACTAAATCATGACTTGAAAATTTCTTTTGGTTGTATGCGGTTGGTATTGGTATTGGGTTACTATCTATAAATCTTACGAATTCACGTGCTTTTGTAGTTGTATTGCTTCTGCGTTTTGTCATAGTCCACCATTGTTAGTTAATTAGTTATTAATCATGCGGTGTGGTAAATGTTGCGCCACTGTTAATTAAAGGTTGGTCGAATTTATTATTGTATTTGTGAATACAGTAAGTGCAGAGTTTAATTGAGACTGTCTGAATATGCCTTCTTGTAGTGTCAGTGTATTAACAACATCGTCGTCTGAGTGTACAATTTATTAAACTTATGCTAATTTCTGTATTGCTTGTCCTCCTATGTTAAATTTATTTAACTATAAGAAAATGGTTGAAAGTGCTCAGTTATATTTTTAAGATCTAGACTAAGTATTAAGCTACCTGGTCCATTCAGCATAGATTCTATTAGCAGTATCCCATCTAGCAACCGTTAATTTAAATCCAAATAATTCAGCGAACTCTACATGTTTTTCTATAGTCCATGGATAAAAGTCTATATTATTACATTCAGTATTACCGTGGTCGTGCAACCCAGGATTGCAACGCCAATAGATTCTACTTTTAGGTTTGAGACATGCAATTACATGTGTAATTTGATTGACTATGTTAATTTCTTTACCAAAGTTAATACTACCTAGGCAAAATGCTACATCAAACTTTATATCATTTCTAAAATATTCTATAGGTAGTTTAAAATCGGCTTTGTCGTTTGCAGGATCGATGCCTACAAGATTGGGTATACGAGATTTAAACTCATTGAATCCACAGCCCACATCTAATACTAATTCGTTGGGATTAATTTTATCAACCAATGCCCACCCGGAGTATGTGTATTGTTTTAAATTTGATTGCCATGTGGTACCAAAATAATTATTAAGTGCTGTTTGATTCATATAATTACTTATATGAGCAAATTACCTAATCACATATTTTTTACAGGCGTACCAGGAAGTCGATGGAGTGGCATTGCACAGATTATAGAAACTATACCTGGCATGAATACCAGTGATCGTACTCCAGAACGTAATTATACACATCACACCTACACAGGGCACATAGGTGCATACTTTGGCCGTAGCATGGAGTTTGATGCTATTCCTGCGGCTAGCTATGTAGATCAAGCATGGACACAACCAGGCGGGTGTAAGTTAGTTAAGAGTCACGACTGGGCATATAAATTAAGTGAACTACCTGGTTGGATTATGCTAGTATATCGCCCGGATATGTCAAGTTATGCTTGGTGGCATGAAGCAGGCGGCTTTCAAATTAAATATCCCTGTTACGATGCTTACAAAGATAGCGTGGGCATGATGAATGAAATTATGGCACAGAATAAGGCTATATTAGAATTTGCAATGATAAATAACTGTAAGTGGGAGTACTTTACATCCGGGTGGATTAAAGAAAACTTCGACGCAGATGTCAAGGTAACTAACGTCTGGCCAGATATACTAGTTACATTGATTAAAACATAACGTTATTAAAAGGAAAATATAACATGAACTCAAAACAATTTGTTGCTAAATTAGCACAAGACAATGAAGCACTATTTCAAGCAAGTGAAATGAATGTCGAAGCGTACTTTGCTAGTAACCCTAGCCAAGAACAACTAGTAGAACATTTTACTGGTCGTATGGTTAACGAGCGTATGAACATGGTTGAAATCTCAACTAAAGTTGCTAATGCACCTGCTGATACATCAGTAGAAACACTAGCACTATTAAGTAAACAAGCATTAGACGAAGCTAATCACTTCCGTATGGTTAAAGAAGTTATTGAACACATCACTGGCGAGAAAGTTGACGTTGAAGCTGCAATTGCTGCAGAAGCTGCTAAACCAACTGCTAAAGGTGCTGCTCTATTAGCTAAGTACGAAGCACAAAACGATCCACTAGCACTAGCTGCTTACCAATTCATTGCTGAAGGTCGTGCGGAACGTGTATGGAACAAAATGGCTGAATGTATTCAAGATGAATATATTTCAACAACCTACGCTAAGATTGCTAAAGATGAAGGCTTCCACAGCAACATTGGTCGTCATGCATTAGAGTTGTTAGCAACTGATGCTGATACACAAGCTCGCATTGAAGAAATTGCACGTACAATGCGTATGGATTTGTTTGCTATTTCTTGCATGAACACAACTGCTACACCAGAAGCTGTAAAATTAATGGATGCTGCTCACTAAGCATAATTAATTGTATAAGTTTCAAAGAAAGGGACTTAGGTCCCTTTTTTTACCTCTAGGATTTTAATGAAAGATTATACAGTAATTGTTAAATGGTTTTCAGCAACAATGATTCTATGTGCCATGCCGTTACATATATTGGGTATTACTCCCTGGAATAGCATCTTGCAAATTATCGGTGCCTGCGGTTGGGTTTATGTAGGCTTTAAATGGAATGAGAAAAGTTTAATTACTAATTTCTTGCCGCAAATCTTTATGATTATTGCTGGACTAATTTACTTCGCATACTTCAAATGAAAATAGCAATTACACAACGACAAACTGAAATTAACGGTATTGTTTATGACTGTTTAGAACAGGGTTGGTATCATCTGTTTAAAGATCACGAATTGTGTTTAATTCCAAATTTAGTTGATGTTACAATAGAAGAATCGGATATACTGGTTGTATCCGGCGGCAACGAAACTCAACAGCGTCTAAAAACTGAATTAACGGTATGTGATTGGGCTATGCGTAATAATAAACCTATAATTGGTATTTGTCACGGTGCATTTTTTCTTAACTATATATTTGGCGGAGTTAATGCTGAAATCACCGGACATAGAAATGTATCACACAATGTCCTGTTAGAGGGAGTGGCTCAGCAAGTAAATAGTTATCATGATATTTGTATTTACGAACTAGGTAAAAATTTAATTAGTATTGCAAGTCACGACGATCATTGCGAAGCATATCGCCATCGAGACTATCCTATATGGGGACTAGTATGGCATCCGGAACGTATGGACACCCCTGTATTACCTAGTGATCTAAGGAAATTAATTTATGGCTAAGAAGATATTAGTGTTAATTGGCCCACAGGGTGCCGGCAATCATCTGTGGAGTAAAATCTTTAGTCTGCATCCGGAGGTCTATGGATGGAAAAGCCTATTAGATAATTACTGGGAAGCTCATCGTTATGCAGAACCGTTTGCCGACTATTGGCGTAATCCTGAATTATTAAAGGATTTTGATTGGACCCAAAGCGACTATTATTTTACCAGCATTAGTGTGCCGTTAGGTATCGGCGATACCAAGTGGTCTCCAAATATCGAAATGTTTATCAGACAGTTGATGCGCACAGGGGTACATCCAGAATTAATAGTATGTGGCAGAGATCAAAATATTCTATTTCAACAGCAGACTAGGCTACGTGGTGAAAATACAGTACCATTATTATTATCGGCATTAGGATCTACATTTATAGCAACAAAATTTGTCAGCTACGAATTATTGTATTTGTACAAACAACACTATTTAAAAACATTAGATGTTAACATTCCGGTAGCATGGAACGATCATAGAATTAATGATATATTGTCAGAGGATAGTAATAAAAAATATGTCACTTACGTAGATGAATATTTCTTAGACGAATGTAACAAAACTGGAACAGTACTAAAACAAAAACCATGAAAACGTTATTAATAATCACAGGGCCGCAGGGCAGTGGTAATCATTTATTCAGCCGTATTCTTAGCACACACAATAATGTAGGAGGTTGGAAAAGTCTATTAGACAACTATTGGGTGCCTAGTGATCTAGAACCGTTTGCTGAATATTGGGTCTACCCTGAGCGGCTCACTGCCAGGCAATTTGAAGGTCGAGACTATTGGTTGGCTAATGTTAGCTGTCCTTTCTTTTACGATGGGCAACGTTATATTCCTAAAATACTCGAAGTAGCACAACAAGCACGTGGATTTGGTATAGATGTTAAGATCGCTATTATTACTCGTGATATGAATATTAATGCAGAACAACAGTTACGAGTACGCAAGGAAATAACCACACCAATTGCGCAAGAATACTACTATAATCATCTCTTAACCAGCGATTTTCCTATACATTTCCTATCAAATGAAGCATTATTTTTACATCGCGAGCATTACCTTAAATATATTAATAAACTGTTAAGTTTTCCTGTAGACTACGCTAATCCGGACATCTTTAAGTTTTTAGATGTTGATCCTAATGCCAAGTATGTTAAACACGTAGATGAATACTGGTTAGATCAGGAAGTTTGGCACGGTGTACAATCCAAGCAAGCTCGCGGAATTGAATAAATAACATAAAGAACCTAAACTTATGACCAAAGCAATTACAGACGTTATACAAAATACAAAAGAAATATTTATGACTGACAGCAGTCTGAATACTCTATTGGACTTTGAACGAGTATTAGACGAACTTGATCTTTATGTGTTTAAACACTGGAAAGAAGGTGAGTTAGTACAAGGGCCAGCATACGAAAAATATTTTGTAACCTGTACATTCATGTGGCCGCACAGAATGATGCCAGACCCACGTGGTGGCGAGCGTTTACTAAGTTACGACTGTGAAGTATATTATAGCAAAGATATGCTAGAATATCCAGTTAAAGTTAAAGAACCAGATGACTTTGAACCGGGCGGTAAAATGCCTAAGATGAAAAAAGTTCCGGTATGGCTGGTCAAAATTGTTATGCCTAAAAAGCTAATGCAGGAAATACAACAAGGTAGCTTAGAGTTAGAAAGCGAAACCTTAGACCTTGAAGATGTAAATCAAGCATACGAAGAAGGTGATGACGCAGCAGAAAACATATCAGACGAACAAAATGAGCAAGGCAATGAACAAGGTATCGCATAAAATGCACAACAACCAGCTTAACGAAAACTTAGAAAGTGGCGACTTAAAACGTTTAGTTCACAATGAACTACACATCGACGAATATAAAAGTAAAATGGGCGAGGATGCAGATGTCTGCGTGGTTAGCTTTAAAGTCTCAGGTAAAGAGCCCGCAACCGACCTAGTCGGCTTTATTGAAAAAGGCTATGACTGGGTACTCGATGCTGATGTTAGTTCAGGTGAAAAAGAAGGTGGCGATTACCTAGTGTTTGTTGAACTTGATCGCACACCGGCAATGCCTGAACAAATTTATCAATTAATATCAGATATAGTAAACTTAACAGAACAAGATATCACTGATTGGCGTGTACGTTATTTTAAATCTAACAGTGAGCACGAACTAACAGTTGAGGTATTAGGTCAAATTATGGCATTAACTCCAGAAAAATATCGTGCTAGGTATGAAAAAGATGCAGATCAAGACAAAGAATTAGATCAGCTCAAACTAGCCGCAGGAGTTGATGTAACTACAACAGCGCCAATAAATGAATTTACAGAAAGTTTAAGACGGGCGGCAGGAATAAAATAACAACAAGGATTTTTCAATTATGCAAATTACAGCAGGTATAATCAAAGCACTATTTCCAAAGTATAAACATCCAGAAGACCTAGCAGAAGTACTTACAGAGCAATTTGAAAAGTACGAGATTAACACAGTTAATCGTGCAGCAGGCTTCTTAGCACAATGCGGACATGAGTCGGCGGGCTTTACAATTCTTAAAGAAAACTTAAACTATTCAGCAGAGGGTTTAAGTAAAATCTTTAAAAAATATTTCCCAACACTAGCAAGTGCGCAACCATATCATCGTCAACCAGAAAAGATTGCTAACAAAGTCTACGGTGGACGTATGGGCAATGGTCCAGAGTCTAGTGGTGATGGATTTAAATTCTGTGGTCGTGGTGCTATTCAACTAACAGGACGTGACAACTATACTAAATTTGCTAAATCAGTAGGCTTAACTGTAGAAGAAGCAGTAGCAGACTTAGAAACACTAGACGGTGCTATTGAATCAGCTTGCTGGTTTTGGAAAACAAATGGCCTAAACGCTATCTGTGATAGTGATGATATAGTTAAAATGACTAAACGTATTAACGGTGGTACCATTGGCTTAGAAGACCGTACAAAGCACTACAAAGAAGCTAAACACTTACTAGGTGGCGGACACGTAGCAGAGTCACATGCGGCACCTGCTACAGCTACAGAGTACGTAACAGTACGTGTAGGTAGCAATAACGACACAGTTAAAGCAGTACAAAAGGCTCTAGGACAAACAGCAGATGGTAAGTTTGGTCCAGGTACAGAGAAAGCAGTTAAAGCATGGCAAACAGCACATGGCCTAACCGCAGATGGTGTTGTTGGTCCAAATACTATCAAAAAAATGCTAGGAGAATAACATGTGGATGTTGACATTTATTCCAGATAGCATCATACATGGATTCGTTAACGGTGTATTCTATGCCGGTATCATTACTTCATTGCTAGGCTTTGTATTCAATTTTAGTTACCTTAGACCCTATCGACTAATAGTACAGGTTGTAGGCATTATGCTGTTGGTAGCAGGTGTATATTTTAAAGGCGGCTACGAAGTTGAGATGCAGTGGCGTGCTCGTGCTGCAGAATTACAGGCTAAAGTAGATGCGGCTGTGGTTAAAAGCCAAGAAACAAACACAGTGATCAAAACTAAAGTAGTTACTAAGATCAAAAAAATTAAAGAAGTACAGGTTCAACTACAGAAAGAAATTGTAGAAAAAGAAAAGATTATCAACGGTGAATGCGTAGTGCCTAAAGAAGCTATTGAAATATTAAACAAGGCCGCAGAGAAACCAGTGGGAGAAACTAAATGAGATATCTATTAGCGGTATTATTACTCTCAGGGTGTTCAACTCTAGTGCCAGTTAAAGCACCATTTCCAGATGTTCCGAGTGAACTTGCTATAGATTGTCCAGTTCTTACCCAGCTACCAACCGACACTAGCAAACTAAGTGATGTTGTGAGCAATGTAAGTGAAAACTATAGCACCTATTATGAATGTCAAGCCAAACACGAAGCATGGGGTATTTGGTATAAAGAACAACGTCGTATCTACGAGGAAGTTAAATGAAAAAACTAGCTCTAGTTAGTCTAGTAGTTCTATTGTCAGGTTGTGCTAGTATTAGTACAATAATTGATGCGTACCGTATGGCTAAGTTTGACAGCAACGAATACAGTTTAGTTAATCAAATTCATACACAAGCACAAGTAGGCGTGACTAAATGCGGTACTAAAGAAGTGTTAGCCTATGTAGACACTGTTTATGTTAAAAGCATAGAACTTCGTAACTACTCAGCTAGTATTCCTGAGAACAAAGCTACAATAACAATGACCACAGAACTTGCTGTCATTACCAAAGGTCTTAAAGATCGTTATGATAGCGGTGATGAAGTTAGTAAAAAGTACTGCGAACTTAAATTTAATAATATAGAAAACAGTTCGGGTACAATGAAAACAGTAATAGGAGCTAAACCAAGATGAGTAGCGTAGACAATGTAGTAATGGAAGTACATGCATTAGCAGCAGAATTTACAGCTGGTAAGCTATCGTTAACTGAGTATAAAGAATTACTTAAAGATTTACAAAGTACTAAAGTTATCGAAGCGGCAGCTGGTGATTTAGCAAAATTAAGTCAGTTAAACGAAATAATCAATGATTTAATTGATGTAGCTGGTGCAGTAAGTTAACAACAAACTAATAAATAATAATAACAATAATAATTAGGAGCAACACAATGACAACTCAAGCAGAAAAAAAATCAGAAGATTGGATGACCAGCAAATGGCGCCCATTAATGGCTATTACATACATGGCAACAATTTGGTTTGACTTTATCGTAGGACCGATCTTATTTAACTTACTACAATATTGGAATCCTGGTCAAGCAGTGGGTATGTGGGTACCGTTAACATTACAGGGCGGTGGTTTATACCATATCTCCATGGGTGCTATCTTAGGTATTGCAGCCTGGACACGCGGTAAAGAAAAAGTAGCATCTATTGAAAACGGTGATGCGGGAAAGTAACAGGGTTTGAAGACGCCCCGGTATTAAGTTCTTCAACAGAGCCTGTATGGTTAAGTCAAAGTGCGCCAGAGGATAACGTACCAGTAACTGCAAAACAACCAGCAGTAGTTAATGAAGTACAGGAAATAGCAGTTGGTCAGGAAATGGTAGAAATACCACAAGAAGCAGAAGTTACACCTGAACCAGTAGCTGTAGATCCAAATAGACCGTTACGTAGAAAGAAAACTTAACATCAGATCGATTTGATAGTAAATAAAAAGGAGAGCTTGACAATTCTCCTTTTTTCACATATAATAACTATTATGACAGATGCATACTCAACACTAGGCGTACAACGCGGCGCCACAGACGAAGAAATTAAACGAGCTTATCGCAAGCTCGCCGCTAAACATCACCCCGATAAAGAAGGTGGCGACACTGCTAAGTTTCAAGAGATACAGGGTGCGTACGAAACGCTTTCCGATCCACAAAAACGCCAGCAACACGATAATCCAAATCCATTCGGTGGTAATGGTGGTGGATTTGAATTCCATTTTGGCGGAGGTGGTCCACAGGATATATTCAGTCAATTCTTTAGCCAACGTGGTGGACATCCATTCCATCAACAATCACAACCAAGACGCAACAAAGACCTACGTATCAATATAACTGTTACTATGGCTAGCACATTAAACGAACAACAAAAAACAGTAAGTGTTCAGACTACTAAAAATGATAAGTTTAACGTTGATGTAAAAATACCACGTGGTGTAAGTAATGGCACAACAATTAAATATACACAAATGGGCGACAACTTCTTTGAATCGTTGACACGTGGTGATTTATATGTTATTATTAATGTAATTAATGATCCACGTTTTGAACTGCACGGCATTAATTTAGTTAGTAATTTAGAAATTTCCTCAATTGAAGCAATGACAGGCACAGAAAAAGAAGTAGAAGGAATCGATGGTAGTACGTTCTTAATTAAGATTCCGCAAGGATGTCAATTTGGAGCTAAGTTTGGTCTACAAGGCAAAGGCCTATATCAAATGAACACCGACTATCGAGGTGATTTAATTGTCAATACAATAATTAAAACTCCAACATTAACAGCGGCACAGATAGAAATACTTAAAACAATTAACTAGCAAGGACTAAAAATGGCAATAAATTCTAATCCCGAAATTGAAGAAATCATTGCAGCTGCAACTGAACTTGCACGTGACTATAGGCATGAATATGTAACACTAGAACATTTGTTAATTGCATTAGTTGAATTTAGATCATTTAAAAAGTTATTAACCGACTATGGTATTGATACTACTCCGCTATTAGCAGACTTATATGAATACACTGCGCAACAAGATCACCTTGTGGATTTATCCGATAAAGAAATTGTTCCGCAACGTACGCATAGTTTAGAGCGAGTGTTTAATCGTGCATTTACACAGGTGTTGTTTACAGCACGTGAGCAAATGGAGCCGGTTGATTTGTTCCTAAGTATCAGTCAAGAAACTAATAGTCATGCGGCATACTTTATGCTTAAATGGGGTATTAACCGTAAAGATCTAGTAAAATATTACGCAGATAAATTTGTCGACGGTAAAGCAGTTAAGGCTAAAGATCCAAAAGTTAAACAGGATTATTCCGATGCAATATTAGAAGAGTATTGTACAAATCTAAATGCAGTTGCTACGGATGGCAAAATTGACCCTGTTATCGGTCGTGAATATGAACTAGAAGAAATTGCACAGGTACTTGCTCGTCGTCATAAATCCAACGTGCTAATGATTGGTGATCCGGGTGTGGGTAAAACTGCTATTGCAGAAGGACTTGCGTTTAAAATTGTTAACGGTGACGTTCCGGAGTATTTAAAACCTTATACAGTCTACAACTTAGAAATTGGTAGTTTGTTAGCAGGTAGTAAGTATCGCGGTGAATTTGAAGAAAAACTTAAAGATGTACTTGAGTCATTAAACACCAAAGGTAACTGTATCTTATTCATTGATGAAGCACATCAAATGCAGGGTGCAGGTGCAGGTAGTTCAAGTTCAGTAGACTTTGCTAATATGCTCAAACCAGCATTGGCTAAAGGCGGCCTTAAAGTTATTGCAAGTACTACCTACGAAGAATACACACAGTCGTTTGAAAAAGATCGTGCATTAATGCGCAGATTCTATAAATTAAACATTGATGAACCTAGTCCAGAAGTTGCTAAGGACATCTTACTTGGACTTAAAGGGCACTTTGAAAAGTTTCACAACGGCGTAATTTTAGAAGAAGCAATTGAACTAGCAGTTGATTTAAGTGTACGTTATCAAACAGACAAACGTTTGCCGGATAAGGCAATTGACTTAATTGATATGAGTTGCGCACGTCTTAAAATTAGCAATCCAACTTGGGTAGTTAATGGTGATGCAATTATTGATACACTCGCCAAAGCAACCAAGATTCCAAAAGAAAACTTTGATAGTAAACATGCATCAACTTCGTTACCAAGTTTAGAAAGCAATATTAAAGACAAACTATACGGACAAGATACCGCAGTTGATGCAGTGCTCGAGAAGATTTATGTTGCCAAGGCTGGATTAAAAGCACATAACAAACCAATCGGTAACTTCTTATTCTTAGGTCCAACTGGTACAGGTAAGACAGAGCTTGCTAAATTGCTTAGTGAAAACTTAGGCATGAAATTAATCCGCTTTGATATGAGTGAATATCAAGAGAAACATGCAATGGCTAAACTTATCGGTGCTCCTCCGGGCTATGTCGGCTACGAAGATGGTAACTTAGGTGGCGGCTTGTTAATTAGTGAAGTTGAACGTAACCCGCATTCAATTATCTTGTTAGATGAAATTGAAAAGGCTCACCCAGATATTAGTAACTTATTGTTACAGATCATGGACGAAGGTACAATTACTGGTAGCAATGGTAAGAAAGCGGATTGCCGCAATGCTATGCTAGTGCTAACAAGTAACTTAGGTTCAGCGGACAATGAGCAGAACAACATTGGCTTTGGTCGCGACTTACAAAAATCAGGCGAAGATGATAGTGCTGTTAAAAAGTTCTTTAAACCAGAATTTCGCAATCGTTTAGATGCAGTGGTTAAGTTTAACGGACTTGATAAGATTAGCATGAAGAAGATTGTTGTTAAATTCTTAAACGAGCTTAATGAATTGCTTGCTGAGAAACAAATTAAACTACGTTCAACAGAAACATTAGTTGATCACTTAGTTGAAGTTGGGTTTGATCGTGCAATGGGCGCACGTCCACTATCACGTAAGATTAGTGAGTTAATTAAAGTACCGTTAAGTAAGAAAATACTGTTTGAAAACATTGCTAGCGGTAGTGCGGTTACAGCAGATTATGTCAATGATGCAGTAGAGTTTATTATCGTTGAACCAAATAATGATATGATTCTATTAGAAAACAAAACGGTTGACGACGAAGGTTTTATTATAGTAGAATAATTTATGGTAGTATTTGCCATGATAAATAATTATATACAGCTATTATGAGGATATATCATGGCAAAGTTACACGAAGAAGTAATTGTAGTTAAAGTAAGTAAACTGCTAAAAGATACAGATGAAGCCAGTGCGTTACTAAATGCAGGCATTTTAGAAAGTTTAGAAGCAGTAGTACAAGAGCTTGCAGGTGCAGGCACACTTGTAGAAATCACCGTAGCATAATTCAATTCAAAAAGAGAGATTTTCAATGGCAAAACGTATTAAACCGAATCAACCGGCGATTAATGCCGCACTACCACAAGCACAACCAGCACAACCAGACTTTAGCAAATACCATATTCACTTTGCTATTCCTTGTTACGGTGGGCAAATTAATGAACCGACATTTACAAGTTTCCTACGTTTCATTCTCATGGCGCAACGTGTTGGCTTACAATGGTCACTAGACACTATGGTTAACGAATCATTAGTAACACGTGCTCGTAATAACTTAGTTGCTAAGATGATGACTAACGAAAAAGCCACGCACTTTATGTTTATCGATTCCGACATTAGATTCCAACCAGAATCAATTTTCCAAATGTTGTTATGCGAAAAAGATATCATCGGTGGACTATACCCTAAGAAAGCATTGCCAATCTCTTATGTAATTAACGTTAAACCTAATACACAAATTGTTAACGATATTTTCCCAGTCGATACTATGGGCACTGGCTTTATGATGTTTAAACGAACAGTAGTTGAGAAAATGATTGAACATTATGGTCCAACTACAAAATACGTAGATGATGTTGGTCTTGGTAAACAATACGAGCCATTTATGTACTCATTGTTTGACACAGAAATTGATGAGAAAGGTCACTATCTAAGTGAAGACTGGACATTCTGTCGTCGTTGGCAAAAACTTGGCGGTGAGATTTATGCTCATGCTAAAGTGTTATTGAACCACTGTGGTCACTATGAATTCGCAGGTGATTTAAGTGTGTTAACTGGCGGTAAACCAACAATGCCAGATATTACCCCAGATCAAATTGCAGCTAAAGCAGCTCAGCCCGCAGCATAAATCATGGAACAAGAATCACTGGATTTTTCAGTTACAGTCAGCGGAACATATTGGAATAAAAAACCACAGTTCTCTATCTGGCTTGATAACAAGGTTATTATACAAACTGAAATTTCTAGTGAATCTCCACAAACTCACAAATTTACCCATACGATTGACGAGGGCGAACATACTCTCAGAATTAAACTAGAAAATAAAACCGACAGCGATACGTTAATAGTTGATGGACAAGTCAGTAAAGATATGTTACTTAATATTAACAATATTTCCATCGACGATATATCGCTCGGTGAATTGTTATGGTCCGAATCAATATTTCTATTAGATAAACCACAAGAATATCAAGGTGACAAAATAACACATCTAGATAATTGTGTTAATCTTGGCTGGAATGGTTCTTACACGCTTAAATTTTCTAGTCCTTATTATATCTGGCTCTTAGAAAAATTATAAACTAAATATAGTAATAGTCACGGGATTACTATGCGTTTATCTAATATTTTTGAATCAACAACTCCGAAACACGCTGCCTTTTGCTTTGGCCGCATGAATCCTCCCACTGTTGGCCATGGCCAATTAATCAACACTGTAGCACAAGCTAGTCAAGGTGGTGATTACTTTGTGTTTGTTAGCCAAACACAAGATAAGAAAAAGAATCCGTTAGATTACGCTACCAAAGTTAAATTTGTTCGAGCATTATTTCCAGAGCAGGCCAATCATGTTGTATACGATCCTAGTATAAAAACTATCATGGATGTTATTCATTGGTTATATGCCAATGGGTATAAGAGTATAACAATGGTTGCAGGCAGTGATCGTATTGGTAGTTTCCAAGAATTATTGCCTAAATATAATGGTGTAGAAGGTGCCAATGGTGCTTACTACAAGTTCGATGATATTAAATTTGTTTCTAGTGGTGAACGTGATCCTGATGCAGATGGTATTGCTGGTGTTAGTGCCAGTTCAGCTCGTGAAGCAGCCGCTAACAGTGACTTAGAAACATTTGCACAAGCAACAGGAGCCGGTAAACTAGCCGAACCATTATATCAAGCAGTACGCAAAGGCATGATGTTAACTGATCTAGAGTTAGCAGAATGCAGTGGCTACATTCCAAAGAACAAGAAAGAAGCCAAAGATCCACGCTGGAGTAATTCTCTTACTGTAGATATTAAACCAGGTGCGATTAATAAAAATCTCAAAGCATTGCGCTTAATCTAATATGCCTGCAGTAAATCTTACAGTTGAAGTACACTGCGTAGATTCAGTTGACCAAGCTAATTATCGTCTATACAATAATAACGATTTGTTAACTGAGCGCACATGGATATGGGATTTAAATACCTTAATCAGCGAAAATATCTGGGTAGATATACCCAACAACAGCACCAATACTGTTAGAATTGAGCTAGTTACTCAAAATAAATCTATAGCACAAATTGCATTAAGAAATTTACAAGTCGTTGATTGTTTGTATACCTCCGAGCAGATCAATGATCAAGCTATAAGTTTTACATTACAATAAATACATATATGAAAATAACCGATATTATCAAACGACCAGACTTAACCGAAGATGCAACCAGCGGAGCAACTAGCTCTGGCGCTATTGCTACTATACCAGGTGTAGGCACTGGACCTAAAGTAGGTACCTTGTTTGGTGGCACGTATAAACAACCTAAAAAGAGAAAAACAAAATGAGTATGATGCGAAAACTATTAGAAGCTATGACTAAATTTGCCGGTGAGCCTGAGCAAAAACCAGGTGAACAGGTACGTGGTACTGATGTAGCTAAAGTAGGCACTAAAGAACATCCATTCAAAGGTAAATTAGTAGGTAGTGCAGACGAAAGTGTGCTTAAAGATCTAGCTAAAGGTCCTACTCCAAAAACCAAAGAAGAAGAACTAGCAGAAGCATACGCTAACTTTATGGAAGATGACATTGGCGTAGAAGAAAAACGTCCAAGTCGTAAAGGTAGCAGACCTGTTCGTGAATATACTAAACATGGTAAACCAAGTAAACGTTATACTACAGTTGAAGAAACTGAATTAAATGAATATAAAAAAGATACAGATAACTTCACAGCTGACGATATTAAAGAATTAGAAGGCATTAAAGATTTAGCTACATTAAAAGCACGTGCATTTGCATTAATTAGTAAACCAAGCGCACGACCAATGAAACCAGAAAAAGTAGCTTGGTTTAAAAATAGACTTGATAGTTTAGTTAGTCCAATAGCTGTTATTAAACTAATGTATGATTTATTGTTAAGTGGCGAAGGACAACGTGTTATTGGTTCACGTAGCTCAATGGGTGCAAACTCATATCGTAGTCGTTTTAACGAAGGTTGGAACACAGGCCGTG